CCACCTCGGTAGTCAGTATCGTCAGCACCTTTAAATATAAAACGCCATTGGGTAATGTCGTCTTCAAATGGTAATGCTATACAGTCAGGAAGGGGGTCTTTCGATAAATCCCGTATCTCTCTTTGTATTCTTCTTAAATTCATAGTTTTTGTTTTTTTCTAAATGTCTGTCCTGATCGATAAGTCTATCAATTTTATACGAATAATGGATAGACTATAAATCTAGATTTAACTTTGGGTAAAGTTGTGTATATGTTATATATTTGACCTCTTCAATGGAAAGAGGGTCATATACCATGACAACATTTTGGAAAAACAGATATTGAAAACAAATAATACATCCTCCGAAAAATACGTAATGAGTGATATTATAACACATTTCTTTGTTTTTATCTGGTGTCGCTTTTATTTCTAAATGAGGTTCTATTTTAACGTCAACTAATTCAAGTGACTCTTCATCTGTTATGCTAGAAGCACGCTGTTGAATATCTGACCATTTAATGTGCCTATATCGGTTAATAATTAATATAAGGATGAGTAATGAAGCAGTAATAATCCCCCAATATTGTATTGTAGCTATAAAGAGTTGATGGTTTTTTTCTTCACGTTCATTAATCGCATCTATTTGTTGACTATCTAATTCATTTAATACGATATCCGTTTGATTATATGTGGAATATTCATAATCATTAATAATAGTATTATTAGGAATCAAACCAATGGGTTCATCGGATAATTGTTTGACCTTATTTTTAAATATGAATGTCTCCATAGGACCAATATAATAGAAAAAAAAAATTATTTCTAGTATAGCAATTCCCGATATATGAAATAACATAGAATACATTGTGTTTTAAACAATATCGAGATAAAATTATACAGTCGGGAAAAAAACCCAATCTAAATCGCCGCATACTTTTTTCCAAATCATATCTTGTTCTAATTGTTTTTCACGGTCTTTCATCATAGGGATATAAGGCAAATACTGTGTCTGGTCGAGTAAGGTACATAGTTGATAGAGTGTATATGTATAATTGAAAAAATTGGTTCGATTGGCTGGACAATGAACAGCCCAAGGTTTCTGTATTTCGATAAAAAGGACACATAATGTCTCATGTAATTCCTCATTCATAATAGGAGGTTTAACACCGAATATCGAATTAATATATTGAATATGTTCAAAATATTTATTAAGTCCAAGTTTTCGTAGAATCTCTCGCATTTTGTCGTAATTTATTTGTTTCATATCGGTAATACGTTCTTTTTTGATACGTGCTCTAATTTGGTCAATGACTTCGTCTGGAATTTGCGTGGTCTCTTTTGCCTGAAATTGCGATAATATTTCTTTGAAATGATTGAGACGTATATAGGCGGTATAAGAAACTTCATTGGGTGGATCTTTGTTATTGGGTTTTGAACTATCGACAATATATGTGATGAATTGCCCACATTTATGATTATTACAAATCATAATTCCTTCTTCATCTTGAGGAACCATCTCGCCTTTTTCACAAAGACCACACGTATCGCACGATAAAATGTAATCTTGTGGATTTGTGAATTCATTATTCACATTTCTCCAGTATTCTTGATACATTTTCTTGGATTGTGTATATTTGTCTGGATTCACATTATCTGTTTTGGTGGATTTTACTTTGAAAAAGGTGTTTAAAACCTTGATGTTTTGCGCGGGTTCTCCTGATGAGATTTGTTTTTTTGATTCAAAATAATCAAAGATAAATGTAGAATTGTCCAAGAGATATTGTTTTTTCTCCTTTTCTAAATGTCGAATTTCTTGTTTTTTTTCTCGAATTTCGTCTTTATAATCTAGTATTTGGTCGATTTGACTTTTATTCATTGATTTTATATTGGACCGTAATTCTTCTATTTCTGATTTTAAACGCGGTATATGTTCGCTTATATTGCTATTAAATTTATCTAACATCTCTTGATGTTTCTCATCTAATGAAGTCATTTGCTTCATTTGAGCATTTTTAGCGGATTTGCTCATTTTATATTCAATATAAAATGAAGACGATGTTATTTTTATGTATTTTGATGTTTAGAATAGTTTTCTCTTCTTGATTGTTTTATTTTTCTTGGACTTTTTATTTTTGTTTTTCTTTTTTCTCGACTTTTTATTATTGTTTTTGTTTTTTCTCGACTTTTTATTTTTATTTATTCGACGACTTACACCACCGATTTTATAAGAGGTGGTTTCCAAAAGGGGGTTTAATTCAATATCTGGGTTAATACCGATGGTTCCAGCCATGTTAATCATTAAAAGTTGACCATTAAAATAATTCGGTCTCAAAATAAACATAATAAACAATATGTAATAGTAATAATTATCATCGACTGGTGGTTGGGCTGTATAACCTAATTCCCAAGCATTTTCATAGATATATTGGACATATAAACATAATTCGTGCACATCATCGCGAGTGCTTTCGAAACTATAATTTTCATTAACTGTTACATTCCCGACACATAATCTGCCTAATGCTGATGTAATTATTTGTTTCATAAAATCGGGATATACTGTGATTGCTGATTCTCCCATAGTAGTTATTTCTACGTTGACTTCACCTATAAAATAATACATATTTGTGTTTATCATTTGTATATAACCATCAGGTGTCGTACTAGTATATAAATTACTCTTTCTCCAATCTGATTGTTTTTTTTTATAATCTTTTCGAAATACTGTCTGTTGTTGTTGTTGTTGTTTGGCAGGTGTTGCGGCAAACAATGATTCTAATGGTTTAAATTTCGGACCTGTATCCTTTACCCTTACCCTTACCCCACTCACTTCTCGTTTTTGGCTTGGTCCATCAACAATGGCTTTACCACCACCAACCACCTCCACGCTGGAAGCAGCATCCCGAATACATTGAATTGCTCTAGCAGCATTATCCGCAATTTCAAACCATTTCACTATAACATCTTTCGATGACTTAAACGCATTTTTCGTTGGGACAATGTTTAAAATTTTCGGAGAAGTTAGTTGAAATTGTTTATTTAAATTAAAAATTTGTTTATTTAAGTTATCTATTACTTTTGATATACTAAACATATTATTACCTAACGTTTTATAATCGTCATCATAATTTCCAAAGTTTGGATCTCCAAACAATTTATCAGCATCTTTAACTACATTCGTTGCCTCAAAAAATATACCATCCCAACGTTTTTTGTCGTCTGGAGTGGTTACTGCTGCTGTCCAATTCTCTATTTTTTTTTTCGATTTACATAATGAATCTATTACACCGAACATGTGAATAACTTTTGAACACCCACCATAATAGTGGTGAGAGAGTACTTCGGATGTATAGGTCGCACCAGGAGGAGCGTCTGTAAAAGTTGCAGGGTTCCTAGCTGTAGCGTCTACAGCTGTCTTTATATTAAAAAAGGTTTTTTTTGTCGCAATAGCACTTAACAATAAGTTTGTCCATTGTATTATCTTTGCGTTAAACGCATCTATAATTAGAGACTTTCCACCAGATAAATCTGTGGTAGAAAAATCTGTGGTAGAGAAAGTTGGGAGTGTCGTTATGCCGAGAGCTGCGAATAAACCTTGAATTTTTGTTAATAATTCGGTGTCTATTCCTGCTTCATATGCGTCGTGGGCTGCTTGATATGCCGCTCTAGCCAAATCATCTAATGGTTTTAAGTATACTTTCATTGTAAGGATTTTATCACTTTTAGATATAAATATAGAATTAGTCATTTTGGTATGTACGTTATACAACCAAGCAAATTTATCACCACCAATTGCGTATGCCCCATGAGGGGATAAGTTATAGCTGGGCACTTGCCCCGCCGCTAGTGCCGCCGCTATCGCTTGTGCCATAATCGCATCTAATAAATACGTCAAGTCACCCAATCGTTTACTACCCGTTCCAAGTGACTCATAATTTTGGAAATATGCCGTAAATAAATTCTTAATTACGTCAGGCATACTAGCTATAATTCTTGCAAAATATTTATCTTTTATATCTTTGGCTCTTGTGTTTTGTTTCATGTTTCCTGTTTGAAATAAATTTTTAAGTTTCGCACCGACCGATTTAAGTTTTGCCCCTTTCATACCAAATAACCAAATTGAAACCTCTGCTATTGCGGGTGCTTTGGGTAATTCGTTCAATGGAATCCAACCTACTGTATCCTTCGCCCCCGTTCCATTAAGTGTAAAGAAACGTATCCAACCACCGTTGTATGCGGTTTCCCCTTGAGGAATTGCAATTTCAATGAATAGTTTTTTTCGGGAATCTTCTCCGTCTTTAAGAATACAATAAAATATTTCTAAGTTCACGTTCGCTTCAACTTGAAGCTCCTTTTTTGTCATGGTTGCTGGGTCAAATCTTTCTGATAAAAAGCATTTGGGTTGGTAAGTTGTTTGTACAGGTAATGGACCAAATAATGGACCGAATGATTCGATTGGTAATTGAGATGCATCTGGTGATAAAAAAGCTCCGTCATCTGTTATACCTAACACCTCTCGAACATACTGTAATAATTGGAGATCTCTAAAATCAGCTTTCGTCCCGGTTATGTAGACAATACAATCGCGTCCAGGTGGAAGTGCATCCGTATACGCTTTTAGGGTAGCTTGGGAGGCACCAGTTAAGTTAAATGTGGGCATTATTTTGGGTGATTTGAAATTATATATTTCTTGTCCAAGAGATATAGCCATTTCGTTAGTAGGGGATGGGTTTCCGGCATAAGACTCAAAATCAACAACTCGTTGTAATGTTCCTGCGGATGCGGTATGTGGTACATTAGTAGACAGAGCTTTTACTAGGGGTGTGAATGGATAGAAATATTTATTTAATGGGGTTAAAGTATTAAAGTAATATTCTTCAATAAAAGGGATAAATACTTTATATACAGATTCAAAATCGTGTTTATTATCAAGTCCGGCCATAGCCTCGTGTAAAAAATTTTGTAGCCATCCGAAGCGTATTCTCGCATCATCATCTTGTATCGTTACACTAGAACCAACATTAGTAATTACATATCCCATTCCTTCTGCTATACCATTTATATGATTATGGGCATTCATTATATTAATATATATATTATATGTAAAATAATACACACATATGCGAATTATATTAATCTGCCTAAAAACAATAAAGAAGAACCACAAAAAATAAGTATTTAAATAAACTATACAATGGATGAAAATTTGATACAAGTAAATTTTCAACCCGAGAATATTGATAAAAAACAGATGAAAATAATGATATTTTTAATGAATGCCTTAGAAAAGGGGTGGTCTGTTAAAAAACAAAATGAGAAATATATATTCTCAAAAAAACATGAAGGAAAAAAGAAATATTTGGATGAAAATTATTTAGATGAGTTTCTTCGATCCAATTTCGATATGCCTACGATAAACACATAATGTAAACCACTCACAAAATAATAATCAAAACACCCAACTCTTATATGGTTACAAAACAAATAAAATGATAAAAAACGAAAAAAATAAAACGAAAAATAAAAACAAATAAACAATCCCATTGTTTAGGCATATACCGATTGTATTCCAATTAAATACAAATTATATTTAGCAATTAATAATTAATTCATTTTATTTAGTTATTAATTAATTTGCCCAGTTAATTACTTAAATACGTAACAAGAGTAATAATATTTGTAAAAATATGCTTTCATAAAAAAAGTATATATTTAATTAAAATCTGAAATTATTTTCTACAGCAACATTATATAACAGAATGGCTGGAGCACTCATGCAACTCGTCGCCTATGGCGCACAAGACGTTTTTCTTACCGGTACCCCCGAAATTACTTTCTGGAAGGTGTCTTACAGACGCCATACCAACTTCGCCATGGAGTCTATTGAACAGACTTTCTCTGGCCAGGCCGATTTCGGTCGCCGTGTGACCTGCACAATCAGCCGTAATGGTGATTTGTGCTACCGCACTTACCTTCAGGTTACTCTCCCTGAGATCAACCAGGACATGGCTACCGATTCCGTCTATGCCCGTTGGTTAGATTTCCCCGGTGAGCAGCTTATCGCCCAGGTTGAGGTTGAGATTGGTGGTCAACGTATCGACCGTCAATACGGTGACTGGATGCACATCTGGAATCAGCTTACTATGTCTTCCGAGCAACAGCGTGGTTACCACCAGATGATTGGTAACACCACTCAGCTCACTTACGTGACTGATCCTTCTTTCGCCGATATCTCTGGTCCTTGTTCCGCCGCCGGTGGACCTTCCCAGGTGTGTGCCCCTCGCAAGGCCCTTCCTGAGACCACTCTCTACATTCCCCTTCTTTTCTGGTTTTGCCGCAACCCCGGACTTGCCCTTCCCCTTATTGCCCTTCAATACCACGAGGTCAAGATCAACATTGACTTCCGTCCTATTGGTGAGTGCTTGTGGGCCGTTAAGGACTTGTCCGCCGCCAGTTCTACCCAGTCTGTCTCCCAGGCTTACCAGCAGTCCCTTGTTGCCGCCTCTCTCTACATCGACTATATCTTCCTTGATACCGATGAGCGCAGAAAGATGGCCCAGAACCCCCACGAGTATCTCATTGAGCAGCTTCAGTTCACTGGTGATGAATCCGTCGGTTCTTCCAGTAACAAGATCAAGCTCAATTTCAACCACCCTTGTAAGGAGCTTATCTGGGTTGTCCAGCCCGATGCTAACGTAGATTACTGTGCCTCTCTTGAGGGTGGCCAGACTCTATTCAAGACTCTTGGTGCTCAGCCTTTCAATTACACTGATGCCATCGATGCTCTTCCCAACGCCGTCCACGCCTTCGGTGGACCTGCCGAGACATCTGGTGCTAACGCCTTCATCACTTCCGGTGGTCTCTTCCAGGACCCTGGATCTATGACTGGTGATGCCGGAACTGCTGGCTGGCCCGGATTCCCTCAGACTTCTCCTGATGCCGATGGTTCATATGTGTCCGATGCCGGAACATTCGTCCTTGCCGAGACTGCCCTCGACATGCATTGTTGGGGTGAGAACCCTGTCGTCACCGCTAAGCTCCAGCTTAACGGCCAGGACCGCTTCTCCGAGCGTGAGGGTTCTTACTTCGACGTTGTCCAGCCTTTCCAGAACCATACCCGTGCCCCTGATGCTGGTATTAATTGCTACTCATTCGCCCTTCGCCCTGAGGAGCACCAGCCTTCTGGAAGCTGCAATTTCTCCCGCATCGATAACGCCACCCTTCAGCTTGTTCTTTCCTCCGCCACTGTCGGTGGAACCGCAACTGCTAAGGTCCGTGTTTATGCTACCAGTTACAACGTGTTGAGAGTCATGTCAGGAATGGCAGGTGTAGCTTACTCCAATTAAATTCACAGCATTTTGGTGTGTGTGTATTTTAACTCTATGTTTAAAAATGTAATATTTGTATAATTTCAAAATTAGTAATTATACAAATTCAATAAAATAGTTCTACTGTTTCTACCGTCTTTTCGTTTCAAAAATAGTAATTATAAATACGTGTGTAACAATGTTTTCATTAGGTATTATACCATTTTAATTGTGTGAATAAGGAATCAATTTCATAGTTTGCTATATAACATTCAGTATTTGATAATCCATATCCAATAATAATTTGATCATCTTTAATAACAAAACTTTTACAAAATTCATTTTGATGATTATCAAATGAGAAAAATTCGGAATATTTTTTTATATTCATATCACTATCAAATATCGCAAATATATGTTTGTGACTGAAATACCATTTTTTATTATGTTTATTAAAATTTTTTTTACATAAAATAAACCATATTTCATCATTTATTGATACACCAGTAGTAGCACTTGTTATATCTTCAAACCATCGAGGAGTGTTGTATTTTATAGTATTAATTACTACTCGAATATCAGTATAATTTATTTTACCTATTTGTAAAGGGAACCAACTATAAACAATAGCTAATTCATTATTGTACTGAAAAAAACTAATATCGTTAACATTCTCTTTATTACAATATTTGGTCTGATTGATGCAATTAACATTAATTCTATCATTTTCAATGATAAATTCATTACTTGAAATATAAAATTGGCTTGATTGTTCATTCAATAAATCTACAATATAATAAATCGAATCATTGTACTGAATTAATCTTAAATTATGAGCTGTTTTATTTTCAAATGTATAAAGTGTTTCTTCTTTATGGTTCTCTAAATGAATATCAATTGTTGATTGACTAAATAAACTGTGATTTTTTATCACACTACGTGTTTTATTACCCTCTTGATAATAATAATGATTGTATTCTAAATGAATAATTATTTCATTATTTTTAATATAAATGATAGGTATCGAAGCATTATAAATAAAATTAGTATTATCAAATTTTTCTTCATTTTTTTTCGATAAATTATATTTCTTCACGGACACAAGTGTTGGATAATTAAAGCAATGTAGATTATGCCATAATATATCATAATGGGATGTGTTTTGTTTATGTAGTTGTTCATTTCTATATTCTGGATAATGTTGTAAAATCTGTATTTTATCTTTTATAATAATATCACCTATATTTGTTAATTTTAAACGATTAAATTCAATCTCATTAAAAAAGGATCCTAGTAAAATTGGTCCCGAAATAGCTAGGGGATTTAATTTAGTATAATCATTTGTTTTGCAATGATTTATAATTTTTTGGATCGCTTTTTTTAAAATAATATTATTTGGATATGTAATCATTAATGCTTGATAAATACCGTTAATATCCCTTTTTCTATCTTTCACCCAATATTCTGTATCCGTCATTTGAATTAATTTAAAATGATTAACACATTTAAATTTAATATCTAAATAAATACCACCATGAATATATAAAACACAATATCGCCACAAATCCGCCTTATATGCACCTGGTTTTAATTTATCAAATGCCCAAACGGTATCTTCATCAAAATGTGTTTGAATGAAATCTCTACACATTTGATCATCATATAAATAATATCTAAACTCTGGATTATCTTTTTTTAATGATTCGCAATTTTCTCGCATTTTATCAGGTAATTCTAATGAATGCCATGTTTGAAAAATATTTAATGGGATAAGAGAATAAATTTGTGGTTGAATCGGTTTTGATTGTTTTTCAGGTTTTATATTCGTATTATTAATACTATACAATCGAAACATTATATATTTAAATAACATTCTAATCAAATATTATTTAACGAATTATTAAGGGGCGAAGCCCCCCTTATAGGAGGGATCTTAAGGTTTTGAAGAAAAATATGAATCACGAGAGGGAAACAAAGGTGAATGGAAACTTTATCAACTCAAACTAGATTAGTAATATAATATTTGATATAATATCTGTTGATATCTAATAAACAAATATTTGTTTGTTTAATGAAAATCGATATAAATAATTGTTTTTTATACATGGTATAAACATGTCTCTACGAACATATCAGGCAGGAAATCTACATACTCAAAATGACCTATTAATGAACTGTTTAATGGAATTTTACAACGATAAGAGCCGTTTAGATAATATGATGAACATTATAAATGGTGAATCAAAGATATCATTGAGAATTGTGGATTGGTTTGTTACAAATTATGCGAAAAAGTTTTATACAATTTACGAATTACCGTCTCAAAGAATGGGTAGTGATTTAAAAATGCGTTTCAAAGTATATAATGACTACAAATTAAAATTAAAGGCATATTCCAAGAAAAGATTTGATCCATTTTGTAGATGGGATCGTATAACAATTCCATACAATGACGATAGTTGCATGGAAACAACCATTGGACAACTGAATTTTTTCAAATGGGCGATAGAGAATAAAATTATCGAATATATTGAGAATAACTATGAAGAAATCGAGAAAGATATGAACGAACGTAACAGTATTTCAAAAAAGAAAAAGGACGATGGTGAACTTACAACATCTAATATTACAATTTCAGCAGATGTAAGTAAAACGCGTAAAAAACGAGAAGAACTATCCGTTTCTGCGTGTAAATGTATTAAAAAAGAGAATGTTAAAATTATTGTATCTTTTAGTTAATGATTGGTTTTATAATATCATCAATTGTAAAAAACATATTATTCACCGAGTATTTAAGTTTCTCATCATCTAGATATCTATTATTTACATGGGGGTTTATTTCCGTCAAATCCATATTACATAATGTCTTTTTTTTCATTAGATTATGCAATAACAATATTCCAGGACTTTTATTGATGCCGTATCCGACTGGTGTACCGGTATGTGGTATAACGGATGGATCAAAACTATCAACATCAAGTGATAGATGAAATGGACTGTCTCCTAGAAATTTGTTTAATATGTTATAACATCCCATTGGATTCGCGTTAATATCTTGACTTAAAAAGTATTTGATATTGTGTTTGTAGATAAGTTCTTTTTCGAAATAGTCGAGTGATCGTAGTCCCACATAGAATAGTCGGTCAAATGGGAGATGATTTTTAATAAATGAAAGTTCGGTATGACTATCTAATCCAGTTAAATATGCGAGAGGCATTCCGTGAAAGTTTTTGCTCTCCGATGCTTCATATGTATTTATATCGGCGTGTGCGTCGACCCATATCACCTTACAATCAGGGAAACAATTCAATGTATATGCTACAGTCGCCAAAGACATAGAATGGTCTCCACCAATATTCATTCGAAACTGTTTGGATCCCATATCTTCTCCGGCTTTATATAAATTTCGAAACTGTTGGGCTCCCATATCTTGATTGGCTTTATATAATTTTCGAATATTTTCAAAAAAGTAGCCATTATTATTAATACAATCCACTTGTTTTATAAGAAACTTACCGGGATAATTTTTCACCAAATGTTTTGAATACATTTCTGCGCCTTTTTCAACCCCTTTTAATTTTTGTCCAAGATTATGTGGAAAACGAATAATATGTCTCATATACTTATTATTCTTATATTATATCTAATATTATATTTAATATTAAATATAATGAGTAAAATTAATAAAAATGAATTTTGGGAAGGCAAAAAACAGAAGAACAATTAAGAAAACATTCAACATTACCGTGGTTTAAAAATACAATTATGGTTTTTAGAAAATGATATAATTTGTAAAATACCGAATATCATGAATATATATATTATATTCATGTTAACGCGTTTTTTTAATAAATTGAAACCATCTGATTCTCAAAAGAAAAAAATAGAAACATTCAAAACAATCTTTTTTGTTGAATTAAGTGACCAAACATTAGAAGATATTTTTGTGACTTCTTTTTAAACTCTATCCCAGAGTTCATCAACTAAACCATAATTCATACACGTGTCTACATTCCACCATAGGTCGTGTTTTAGAATATCCCGCAATTGTTTCTTGGGGATATCCGCGTGTTCTTTATAAATACTGTGGATTTTATCCATAAGAGCCTTGTTATTTTCAAAATCATCTTCGAGTTCTTGCATTTTCCCCCAATAACCCGAAGACAACTGATGAATCAGCATATGTGCGTTGGGGCGAATATAACGCTTTTTGCCCACCACACTCATTAAAGTGCCTGCGGATGCGGTAGCACCTTCAATAATCGTGTGGACAGGAACTTTGCTTGATTTCATTACATCAATCGCAGTAAGAGCATCGAATATTGACCCACCAAATGAATTAATATGAAGATAAATAGGAATAGGGTCACAACATAGTTGGTGTGCTAGCATAATATTATCAATTTCGCATTTACGGATAAGTTCAATAAGTTCGAAAATATTATCTCTATCAACCTCGGCGTGAAAATAAATGTGGTTATTATCTTTGGAAATTTTTTTCATACTACCCGAAATATTATCCATTGAATCTTCATCATCGTCCGAATCATTATTCTTGATTATAACAGTTTTATTCGACTTCTTGCTACGAGTAGTAACTAATCTGGGCTGATATTTAAACATTTTATATAAGATTTATAAATACTTATATAAAGAGCGGTATGATTAGAATCAATTTTATAAATAAATCACGTGAAAAACTAATATATATTATTGTATAAATGATTCCAATTAGTAATTTAATTTTTGTATTTCTTGTGATTTTAATGATAGACCGTGAATTCGCATCCAACTTTTATCCTTTTATTTTTATTCAGTCCGTTGTAGGAATATTTATAGCAATAGCATTGTATTTTTATAAACCAGCCCGAAAACTCTTTATTCAAATATTCCCCTATTCTGTTACGGCGAACGCGAAATCGAATAATGAGAAAATGTTATTTTATTTAGGCATCATATTGATAAAAATTGTATCTTTAATAATTTGGCCAGTAAATTTATCGACGCAGGCTTTCTTATATTCACTCTATGTCTTTCTCGCTTATTTTGTATTTTATGGTATATGCTATCTATTAAGAAATGGTTATGATGAAGATGATAATAAAAGGCATACAGTTGAACATTTGCTAGAAAATAATGAGCTAAAGATGTCTTAAAAAGGGCGTTGGTCTCGTTCAATATCTAAATTGCGAGGCATAATCAAAGGAACTTGTCTATCTATAATAGTAGCAGCCTGTCGGGTTTTTAGCTTGGGATTCACAGCGGGTTTGGGTTCAACTAAATTAGACGAACCGATACCAAACAAATCTGATTCAATATCATTGGGATTTTCAGAAAGCTCTTGATTTGGTAATCGGCCCTGAATTAAACCATGTCCGGCGTCCAATGTACGTGATGAAACACCGTACTGAATGTTGGTCTTATATTCAATTTGTTGGTTATATCCACGTTGTTCAATCGAGTAATTTCCAGGAGTATTTTTACTACGTGTAGAAGCCATTTATATTATAACTATATAAAAACCCATGTATTATTTAATTGTATTAAAAACAGTAATATAACTTTCAGTGGTATCACAAAACGATGATTTATCCTTAAAAAAATCACATAAACATCGATGAAACACTTTGAAATTATCATAAGAAAAAAGAACGGCTAAACCAATTGACCTATCCATTGAAAACATCTTTGCCGCTGCCATATCATAAATCGTTTGAAATAATTTATGATCTTTTGTGTGATTGTAAATATGGTCCATTCCTTTTCCAACTGCTTCAAAATCATAGTTCATCTCATCGCGTGTAATTTCATCATAATTTGGGTCTTCATCGATGTTCGATTTCATATTAAATATAAAACGCATACATTGTCGAAATTCCTCATCATTCCCGTATTCAATAT